GTTATAATGTGTGCCCTAACTTGGGACATGTTACGTTCTCTAGGGGTGCGTGGCCAAATCTTCAATAATGGTGACGATTGCCTGATCATCATGGAGCGTGAAGACGTTCCTAGTGAAGGATATGTTAAAGACCATTTTCTGAAGATGGGATTCCACGTCGTGGAGGAGGAACGCGTAGATGTCTTTGAGCACATCGTCTTCTGCCAAGCGTCGCCTGTTTGGGCGGGCCGCTGGGTAATGTGTCGGGATCCGGTCGTCATAAATAAGGACCTAACTTACATTGGTCCCGACACGAGTATGCCTCACTGGTTCGATGCTATCGGAACGTGTGGCATGGCTCTTACAGACGGGGTGCCTATTTTCTCCGCCTTCTACCCTACTCTCACAAATAAAAGTGTCCGTGGCACCCGAATTGAAAATTCAATGCTCTTCTCATGCGGTATGACTCGTCTGGCCCAAGGCATGAAATACGAGGGTCGTGTAGTGTCACCGGAAGCTCGCTTAAGTTTTGAGCGTGCTTTCGGCATTTCACCTCAGGATCAGGTTGCAATCGAGCTCAGTATGGGCCCGCTGGGTAAAATTGAAACCTGTGAATACTTTGAAGACACTACACTACTAGACTATATTTATGGCCAGAGGAAAACGACGCCGTGCTCGACGTCGCGGGAGGAATCGCAGTGCAAACGCACCCGGTGTGGCACTTCGCCCACTGCGGTCTGATGTCATCACCACCGGCATCTATCATAAGTCGTACTTTCCTGATGAGGTACCTGACAAGAAGTTGTACTCTTACCTACGTGAGATGCCCTTAGATCCCAACGCTAATTCTCGTTTGAAGATAGCTGTTGCGGGGGCGTCACACTTTCGGGTGAAGCGTATAATGGTCCAGATGGCGCCTCCTTCTGCGACTTCATCGTGTTGGTTGGGCATCTCTAACGCCGACTCCCGTGACAACGTTAATTCCTCAGACAACGGTGATCTTATGGAGCACATGTCAGACTGGATAGTGAAGGTTCAGTCCCCACCCGGTAAGTGGCTCTCGTTTTCTAGAGTCTTCTCTAACTTACCGTGGTGTCCCAGTCAGGGGTCACAGACTGACCCCCTTGCCACTATAGCTGTTGCTATGGCGTGGCAAGATCCTGCTGGGACTCAGGCTCGAGCCTACTCTGCCGTCTTTGTGGAGATAGAGTTGTATGGTACCGCCACTGTCGCCAAGAAGGCCAAGCGAGAAGCTGGCCATGGCTATGTACCCCATCCAACTCCACCCACCTGGATCACCGCCAACGTCATAGCGTACTACAGGATGAGTTGGTACATCCTGCCTTACGGCACAAATGCACGGTGGTATCTCATTGTAGATGACGAAGCTCGGCGTTTGTTGAGGTTGCACTCAACAGACCTCGGGCCTCGCGCCACCGACATGTCCGTCCTGTTAACGCTAGAGGGATGGCTCAAGAACAACAAGCCTGATACCTGGGCTCCTGGAACCAAGATCGAGGGCATCGTACAGGGAGATGTGGGGCTGGGATAAGTACCTCCGGAAGGCCTAACACTGAATTATCAGAAGTACCCGATGAGGGGAAAGTTTAGGCCCATGGGTGGGAAATTTCCAGATCCACGCAAACTGTATGTTGTCGTGGGGATGAGGAGGGCTATATCCTCATCTTATGTTACAACCCTAG